GGCTTCGCCGGTTTACACGTTCTGGAAACGTGTAATGCAAGTCCATGTTTTCTTTACAAGTCCGACCCGACCGCAAGCGCAGGGTGGAACGGCACCACGTTAGAACCGGTGAAGTCGTGCGGTAAATTGTGCGACCGCCCGCCGGCCTTGTACGCCGCCGCCCGCTCCTGATACCCCTCGATCATGCACAAGTAGAACCCCTCGGTCGTTTTTACGGAGGTGTGGCCAAGGTGCTTCGAGAGCTCGTACAGGTCGCCACCGGCCAGCAACCACCGGCAGGCGAACGCATGGCGCAGGTCGTGCAGTCGGAACGCCCTGAAGGGCCTCCCCGCCATCTCCTCACAGGCCCGCGCCCGGCGCAAAACACAGGCAAATGCCGCAGAGATCGACGCATAGGGCTGCCCGCCGGCATGCCAGATCACGTGCTGTGCGAACGGGTGCCGCTTTGTGCGGGAAAGTGTGCGAGCGGCATCGCCCCCCGGCGTGCTCAGGCGCACCACCCGGGGCCTTCGAGCCTTGGTCGTGGGCTGGAGCAGTAGGTAGCCCTCCTCAGGCCGCACATCGCGCCACTGGAGCCCCTTGGCCTCGTTCTCCCGCATGCCGGTGCTGGCCAAGAGCTCAAGGCCGCGACGCAGGTTGCCTGAGGCGTAGGACAGCACCAGCTCGATCTCCTCCACCAGCGGCGGGGTGAAGTAGCGGCGCTTCTCAGGGATGATCTTTCGGTCCCATAGCTTGACCGGGTTCGAGTGACACAGGCCAGCCGCCTGTGCAGCCCGGAACACGCTTGAGATTGCCGTAAGCGACCGGCGGGCGGTGGCATTGGCGCAGGGCCTCAGGGTGTGCTCCTCGCCCGCCTCGTCGCGATAGGTGAAGCCTCGCTTGCGCAGGCGGACCCACTCACCGATGGCCTTGGGCCCGATCTCGCTGAGCTTGCGGTCTCGCCACTGTGAGGAGACGGCCATCAGGAGCTCGCGGTATCCCTCCCGGGTGCTCTGCCGCAGCCCGTCGTCGTCATGAACGGAGGAGTAAACCAGCTCCGCCCAATTCACCATGGCCGCCTTCCATGTGGGGGACGCGCCGTCGAACTCCTCGAGCTCCGCCTTCAGCGCTGCGAGCTTCGCTTCGGCTTCGCTCTCATCAACCGTGAATAGACTTGCTCGATGCTCTCTTTGCTGTGCGGGAACCCAAATGCGGGCCCACCAAGTTTCGCCTCGCTTGTACAGTCCTTTCGATGCCATTGCCTGCTCTCCTCTCGAGCCTTCAGCCATTGTGTGAACGCTTGCGCGTCGACGGTCCACCGCCGCCCGAACTGAGCGGCGGTTGGGATAAAACCGCTTGTACACAACCGCTGAACTGTGCGGACCGACACACCTAGTTCAGACGCTACCCGCTGGGCTGTAATCCTCATGTGAGTTTCTTGAATAGCCTCGTGTCGATGTGGACGCACGGCTCCTTATCGCCGTTCTGCCCACGGTTGTTACCTGAGAGCCTGAAGTCCATCGCCGGCGTCTTGCTGGCATCGAGCCAGTGGAGCCCGTCCGGCCACTCCACGAAAAGGATGAATGGCTGCCCGCTCGACTGTGCATGCCAGACCCCGCTGATCCACTTGGCCGCGCTCAGAAGGAGCGTGTCGTAGCGCCGCGTGCGGAACTTGTACTCGCCCCAACCGACCAGCTGCCCGTCGCGGAAGAAAGCCCAATCCAGCCCATACAGCTGCTCGCTGAGCTTCACATGCTCGACGCGCCAAGCGGCCTCCACACGGAGCGCTGCGGCACGCTCTCGGGCAAGGTCGCTCTCGCTTTCGTTTCGCGGCCTCCACGCCACCCCCCAACCCTTTCGTTATGCCGCCGCGATCAGAGCGCGAGCCTTGGCCTCGTCGCCGCTGTACTCGTATAGGTTCTCTGCCATTTCCAGCGGGTCGATGCCGACGCCATCCCAAAAGGCTCGCTCGTTCTGCCGGTGCTGGAGTGAATGGCACACGCGGCACAGGGGCACCGTCCACTTATCATCGGGCTTCATGCCCATACCGGTGTGCGACTTGCCCCGGCCCAAGTCCGCATAGCGCACATGAGCCGCGTCTGAGTGCCCCTCAGCTGTGCACGCAAGGCACGGCAGCCGGCGGATGAAGGCGAGGTGCGCGTTATCCTTCTCGCGCCCCTGCTTGGGCTTCACACGCTCGCGCTCAGGCTTGGGCGCAGGCGGAGGCCCCGCGTCGATGATCTCCACCGGGGCCTCAGTCTCCATCCAGACCTTTGCGCCGCACGAAAGCGGCTTCTCCGGGCGGTACACCACGCGAGATGGGCCATGAATAACCACCTCCCGCGCATAGGTGTTGCTCTTGCCCTGCTTCACTGTGATGCAGCGCTCCTCCTTGCGGCGGATGGCGTGCTGGTTGACGTGAATGCGGGTCAGCATGGCGCTAGTCGACAACCACGCCGGTCCACTGGCCATCACGCATGGCCGCGACCATCCCAAGTAGCTGCGGTGGCTGCCAGTGATCCGGCTTCAGTACCTTGCCGTCCTCGCGGTAGCGCGCCTCGTAGATGAAGCGCTGCCCCTTGCAGTCCGGGCAGCTGATATCAGCGTGCTCGAGCGGCACCTGCCCATTCTCATTGCAGGCCTCGCACGGGTGCTTGATCTTGTCGACGTTGGAGCGGTGCACCTCATTCCAGAGCGGCTGCGGGTCGAGCCCGAGACCGTGCATGAGGCCGGTTGCCACGTAGATCAGGTCAAGGCAGGCGTCGGCGATCTCTGTTACCGCCTCTGCGGTCGGGGCCTGCTCGTAAGCAACCCACGCCTCCTGCAATTCCTTGTACTCCTCATCGACCAGTGTCTTATACAGCGTCTCCACATCAGCCCCCGGGAACTGGCGGAAGTACTGCATGAAGCTCTTTTGATCGCGGAAAATTACAAAACTCATTCGTCGTCATCCTTTCCTGCTATGAGTATCGAGAGCACAAACCAGCCAAGACAGAAACCCACCAAGACCAGCCCGTAATCGGCCATCACTTTTGTGCACCACGCTTGATAAGGTTGTGCTGCTCGCGCAGCTCATCGGCTTGCCTTGAGGTGATCTTCCCCATGTTGAGGGCCAGTCTCACCACCTCGCGCTTCATGCGCTTGTTTGGCCCGCATGTCTGCTTGATTACCCAATCCGGCCCTTTACCTGCATCGAAATAGTCCTTCGCCAGTGCGATGATCTTCTCCTCGCGATTGGCACTGACTGGCACCGCTTGGGAAGCCCCGAAATTCAGTCCACGCATTTTTTTGTGTCCTCTCTCTTGCGTGTGGCCCCGAGCATTTTGAGCTCGCGACGCACATCACTCTTCGCATTCAATACGCCTCTTCGGCCATCGCTGCATGTCGCCGACATAAACACCAATCTTTGCTCGCCGTTGTAATTGAGACGGGCAACGACATGCTTTCGCCGCTGCTCGAACTCCACCAGCGCGCCCCATCTAGCGACCTCATCTGAGATCGCTTTGAACTTCCGCTCGTTCACCCGAGCTTCCGATACCGCACGTTGTTCCGGCGGTGTGAGGACGCTGTGCCAGCCCGGCTCACGCCCGCGATCTCAATTGTCTTTTCCTTGAGAGCGCGACGCAGAGAGCCGCCGATCACAGCGCCCCAAGCATTTGGGTGGCCCGGGCTTCCTACGCCCTTGGAGAGGCAGCGCAAACGAACATCCTCGCCAATGAACTCGAAGCCGGCGGGAACGGAGGCGATATAGGCGTCGCTCTCATCGCGTGCCTTGGCAAGCCATCCTCCATCCTGATTGGCCGTGACGGTGGCTATACCCTCGCCACGGCGCTTATTCGCTTCGGCTGCGTCCTTGCGGCCTTGAAAGAAGAACTCTTTCACGCGATTTTTGATGCCAGCAATCTCCATTCCCAATTCCTTCCTCAATCAAATTCACACTCAGACGCCGTTACGCCTTAAAAAGGAACGTCGTCGTCCAGATCGTCATATGGGCCACCAGTGTCACCACCGACGCCACCAGCTCCGGCGGAGCTGCCGCCCCATGAGCTGTTACTCGGCGCGCCGCCGCCTGAGCCCTGTTGACCATCATTGCGAGGCCCGTCGAGCATCTTGAGTACGCCTTGGCCAACACCAACCACAACCTCTGTGGTGTAGCGGTCGTTGCCGCTCTGGTCCTGCCACTTGCGGGTGCGCAGCTGGCCTTCGAGGTACACCTTCGCGCCCTTGCGCAGGTAGCGCTCAACCACGCCGACAAGGCCGTCCGCAGAAATGGTGACTTGGTGCCACTCGGTGCGCTCTTTCTTCTCGCCGGTGGTCTTGTCCTTCCATTTCTCAGTCGTGGCGATGCGCAAGTTCGCGATACGACCGCCGTTCTGGAAGCTCTTTACCTCAGGGTCCGCCCCAAGGTTTCCCATGAGACAAACCTTATTCAGATACGACATTC